AGATAAGCCAGTTAAAGCACCCTTTAAACCAAGTAACGCACCTGCTCCCGGTATTATATTTGTCTTGGCTCCTTGCCATGCTGCGCCAAGTGAACTTGTTTGTTCAGCTATCTGTTGAGCTTCGTACTCTTCTGGAGTAAGGATTGGATGATCGTCGGGTAATCCAAGCCTTCGACGAAGTCTCTCCCTTTTCTCTTCGAGGGTCATTGCGGATAATCACCTTCAATATTAGTCTGCCTGACTATAAAATCTTGACCACCCTCTCGTTGGACAGTTGCGCCTTGAGCGCGAGATCGGGTTATCTCATCATCTATAAAACCTTCTAAACCGTAAGATGAAAAACCTGCACCGCCAGATCGCTTTCTTACAACATTGTGTAAGTTTTGTGCTTGTTGTATGTAGGTTTCTGCATTTTCTGGTTCTTGTTTTGCAAGGTCAAGTAATCTCCCAAGCTCAGTCATAAGTTTGGTTGTTACTTCATTGCTTACTTTTTTAGCCTCAAGTTCAGCTGGAAGTGCGGCAGCTTGTTGCTGAATCATATCAATACGATCATCAACTGTTTGCTCCTCATAACGTGCTTTTGATTCAGCAGAAACATTGCCAGCCATTTGTTGCGCCATAGCTCGTTGTCTAGCCCACTCATCAAGTGATAAACCGCCAACATCTCTGTCGTCAGGGTGAATACCCCAACCAGCAGCACCTCGTCTTAAATCTTGTTGGTAATCTGCAAAACTTCCCTCACCTGTTCCATAAATACCACCGGGACCATATTGTGTGGCAATACTCTCTGTATCTCTCGCTAACGAGGCTTCTCGTTCAGATGCGGCTCGATCTGCTGCGTCTTTAGCTTGCAAAGCATTCATGCCTCGCGCCATAAGTTGTCGCTGAATTGCATCAACAGCATCCAACTCTCCTTCAAGCGCACCACGTTGCAGAATTGGGCTGGCCGATGGCTCTTGATAGAAACGATCAAAGTACTCCAGTTCATCTGGAGATGCGCCCTCACGAAATTTCTCAGCCCATTCTTTGGCTTGTCGCCTTCTTTTAGATAGCTCAAATAAACTAGCCATTATTAATCTCCCGGTTTTGTCCCTTGTAATAGCAGATTTCTAGCAAAATCCGTGGTACTTTGTGGCGCACCTGCTGTTTGTACTAGACTGCTGACTGGAGCTAGTGCTTGTGCTGCTGTATTACCAAAGTTAACTTGTCCCGGTGTTGTTGGCATAGCTGTTGTTCCTTCACCAAACATTGTACCAAGATTTATAGGTGCGCTTGATCTCAAACTTGCTGTTACATTACCAGTCTGTCCCAACGCTTGCCCAAGTCGTTGTTGTTTTTGCGCCAAGGCATCACTGAATTGGTGAGATGCTCCAATAACATCCATATTAGATGTTCGACCAACGCCTAGACCCATGCGACCTAGACCTCGCTCAATATTCGCCATCTCTGAACCAGACAACTTGGTTGGATCTTGTGCTGCTAATAAGTTTCTAAAACTTTCACCAGCAGCAGCTTGTGTTGTGTGAAGTTCTGGTGATGCTATAGCTTCAGCAGTTCGTAAATTTCTAATTAACGGTTTGCCGTATTCACTTTGTTCGGTTCTTGTAGCTGTTGTTGCTAGATCACCAAGACGTTGTTCATCGCGTAACGCTTCACCAGCAATTTGCATAGTACCGGGTTGACCTGTTTTAACAGTTATTGGATTACCAGTTGTCTGGTCAATAATTACATTATTGTTTTCATCAACTTGGTATTGTGGTTTAATTCCATACATCTGCTCCATCTGCAAACCAACACGACCTCTCAATTCACTTTGTTTGCGTGATGTAATCTGATTGGTTGTTGGATCGCGCTTTGTTATGACTCCATAGTTAATTAAAGCGTCAAGGTCTTCACGAGCAACCTCCTCCATTTGACCCGCTGCAATCTTTGCGTTTACATATTCAGGTAAAAAATTACTAAACTCTTTTGATAAAGTATTTATGGTATCGCCAGCATCGTCAGCTGGAAACAATTTAGCAATTGCAACTGCAACACCAAAATCAGCAATGTTCTCCATAGAGAAGATACCATCTTCATCAAAAACACCAATTACACTTTTGATTAACTTCTCACCTTTGCTTGTGACAGAACCAAATAGTCTATCTAACCAATCAGAAATTGGGCCACTCTTTGTTACATTTCGTCCATTTGACATAGTTATGTTAATATACCTGCGGTACGCAGAACGCTTTTTAAGTGGTTAATTTGTTCTGCCATGTCACAAAGCACGGCAATGATCTCTGCCTTGGTCGGATGTGCGGCATCCGAAGCAGTGAAACCTATGGCGGTGTGTGCCGCCGCTGAACTACAAGATGTACCCCCAATAGATGCAATGTCGGCTGATGCAGCAGCCTTCTGCACAACACCATCGGTACTGGTTGTCGCGTCTGGTACTGTCAGACCGTCAAGCATGGCGTTTGCCGCCGCTAGATCGGCAAACAACGTGGTCGCATCTGTAAAATCTGTATGAGATACATTAACTGACATAAGCCTGTGATAACATTGGATTCATTGGAGTTAAATCTTGTGTTGTAAGTTGGATATTAGACAGGTTAATTCCATTAGTCCATTTAAGTGCATAAGACACTTTCCAACCCTGTTGACCCCCTTGAAAGTTGTAAAGTAAATTTTGTATTTGCTTCGGACCACTCCAGTTTGTAGACAACTTAACCGGAAAGTTAATTGGCGTGGACTGTGCAGATAAAGATTTGGTTTGTGAACCAGCCGACGAGTCTGGTGTTGTTTCGTCGTTTACACGCTGAATTGCAGTAACCGACGAGGCCGATTGTAGTTGGTTAAATAACAAACGAAGTTCCTGCGGCTTCTGTTCGACTCTGGTATCGTTGGTGCAAAACGCTCTAGTCTCAACATAGGCTGTCGCATAGTTAGAACCTTCGTATAGTTTAATACACTTGTAGGCTGGCTCTTTAACCCCGTCAACAAGATTGGTTGTTGTTCCGTGTGTGATTGCAAACAATTCACGTTTGTTGTTTGTCTCTATCTTGGCAAATTCTATAACAGGTCCAATGTTACGATTGCTGTCATCGGTGAGTTGATCGAAACTTACAAACTGCTGCGTAAGTGTATCATAAACGAGAATCCCATGACCAAAAATAGTATTACAAGCAAATAGAGCGTAATCATCATATACAATGGCGGCACATTTTCGAGTATCTTGAACCACTCCCTTAAACAATCTCGCAACCTTGAGAGAAAAGACTGAGTTTCGTCCTTCATTTTTCGACTGCATCACGGCATTAAACGAACGCAAACCTTCTGGATCAATAAACGCAAAGTCACCCAACAGATCAACGAATGAATGCTGATTAATTGAGTTGGCAGTAAACAGGAATTGTTTTTTGAACATCGGTTCAGCAAACAAAGTAAAACTATAATCCAAAGTTACACTGTAACTACCGCCCTTTGTTGAAACAAACAGTGCCTCGTTGTTTAGAACCGTGAGTGCTGTGATTTCATTGTACCCAACTGTGTATGAAGTTGCCGGTGCGCCTCCAACTGACTCAACGGCAGTTGCTCCAGTATCATCCTTTATCTTGTGACCATTCGTGGTGATGGCCACTACAAAATCCATTGGACGACCACTCACGCTGTGGTAAATCTCTGTCCCGTCTGGACTAACAACAAATAGTTTGTTGTTAAAGAAAGCCATCTGTCTGCCAATCGGAATATATTCGCGTGATGTATAGGTTCCATCAACCCACTCATCGTAAGTCTTTGCTGCCCGATCACTGGCAACTCCTCCCGACAGTTCTATGATTCTCGGTTGACTGATGCCGTCCTGAACAATAACACAAGCGACTGTCTTTTGTACGGGATTTTCTGTATCCAGTTCAAGTGATGCACCGGCTACACTTGTTTCTTTACGCAGAAAATTTTGCGTGGAAGCTGGAACAGCTTGAACAAAAATCTCAGCTGTCTCATCCATAGTGCCACCCGGATAAAGAACGGCCCAAGTACTATCTGGATTTAATGGTTTACGATACTTGCAGCCACCCTTAAAGAATAGAAAAACAAATTCACCAATCGAATAAATATTTTGAATTGGTGGGTTGGTTGTAAATGCACCTATGTCACCAGAGATGTCATTGACATTCTTGATACCTTCCAATGTGCCAAAGCGATTGCGAACATTCTTGGCAAACTTATATTCATCCTGACCCAGTCGATTGTCGTCAACCGACATGTTCATTCCACCAACAAACGAGTGTTGTGCGTAATCAGCCACGATGATAATGCCAACGTCTTGACAAGGTTATATTGTCATGCGGATGTCTGCCAAATTGCATCATGCGTTTTTGACCCCGCTCCAAATCAGCAATTTTACGACCCAAATCACGAGTCACTTTGCCGTCATAAACCACTGACTCTTGTATCTTGCCCTGCTCCTCCAAGAACAGCTGCATCATCTTGTGCATCACAATGTTCTCAAATCCGTAAAGCGGAAATGGATCATTGTCGCTCTTGATGTACTTCAACTTCTTCTTGTACAGAACCTGCAGAGTGTGTGAGTCATCTTGTGCAACCGTGTCATCCCACGGAAACTCGGAGATGTCCACAATCAAGTAACGAGCTTCTGTCTGGTCATGTGCTATTTCTGAATAAACAACTGTATTATCAGATGTCCCAACCAACTTGACCAAGCCACCACTATCTTCTGCGTGATTTCCGTATCTTTCGTTGTCCGTGTCGTATCGCCTAAAACTTGTAATACCAGATATTGTATGCTGCGTTGCCAATGTTATAGCAGTTGAATCTGGTGACGACCCTGAGTGTGCGCCGGGAGTTATCGTAACAGTCTGTCGATCTGATGTAGATGTTTCAAATGTAATGGCAAACTTTTCTGTTGCTGCAATATTTGCATAAGCAAGCAACGTCAAGCCTGTTGCAGTTGATCCCCTTGTACCTGTTGTCGTTGATGTTAGGGATTTCTTGAGTGGTTCATAACCAACAACACGCCAGCAACGACTGTCACTTCGCCAGTTGTTCTGGTTATACTCCGACAGCATGTTGTTAATACTCCATGTGAGCTTTGACTCCTTCTCGCGCATGGCACGAATTGCATGAACATCACGACTCAACGCAATCCGTTGTTTACCGGCAACGTAGAATTCCTCCTCAACCAACGAACCGGGAATATCCACCTGCTCATAGATGGACTGCATTGCCTCGTTAAGAAAATCGAGAATGATATAACGCTGGTTGTCATCACCTGCGTTAAGGCCAACCTTGCGACCAAACCTGTCTATAATATACTCGGCACTCATCGTTTAGTAATGGCTGAAACCGTTGGCTTGGTTCTTTTTGTTATTGCCGCGACTGTGCTTGCGTCCCTTTTTACGATTGCGCTTTTTGCCTGACCTGACCTCTTCGTTATCGCTGTCCAACTCATTCCTTAATTCCCTTACAGTTTCCAACAATTCATCAAGATCATCACGCAACTCACGACAATCATCTGCGCTCAATTTCATACTCCAGTCTTGCCACCTTTTTTAGTGCGGCCCTTGTGAACTCTGGAGCCGCTTCCTTTGCTTTTTGGAACTCTGGGTGACTTGCCAGTTCCTTCACTCCCTCCAACCGTGGTGTGCTGCACCCGCTCACCATCAATAAGAGCATCAATATGACCCAGCTTGTCTTCAAGCCGGTTCTTTGCGTTGGCTTCCTTAAGTGCATCTGCAAGTTTGTAGACCAACCGTTCCAACGACGGTATGGCCTTAAACAACGCTGCAAGTAGTTTAACTACCCCCATTGGTATCGCTCTTCACGCCTTTCCTCAAGAAGACTGCAAGCAACGAGGTGATAACCACATTAATCATCACACCCATTTCCATCTCTCCTGAGAAATAAGCACCTACAGCCGCGAGAATACCTCCGACTGCCGTCATATATGTTTTTTTACCTTGTAACATCACTTCTTTCTATTCTCCAGTAGTTGTTTTAATTTAACTCCAATATATAATAAGGACAAAATGCTGATTCCGACTTTCAAAAAGTTATCCATGACGACAAGCCAGCTTCCCAGTCCTGTCGCACTCGCAATTGTAACTTTGATGTCATCTAGGTTCATGCAAAAACTTTTCAATAATCATTTGCTTGGCAACTTCTATTACACCAATCATCTGCTCCATTGTCAAGTCAAGCTCCTGTTCAGAATACTCAACTGCCTGACAGATTCTTCGCGTAAACTCATCTAGCTGTTGTCTCTCAGTCATACTTTGCCGCGCTTTCTGGAACGAGCCTTTCTGTCCTTATCAAACTGTTTGTAGCCTCTCTCAACTTTACGGCTTTTAGCTTGTTCTTTAGCTCTAGCTCTTGCTCCTCTTTGCTCTTTTGCACCAGCTACAGCTTTTTTACGTTCTGACTCTGCTTTACGCCGACCTTTTTTAACTTTAGCTCCTTTGTAGGTTTTTACATGGGCATCTTGTTGCGAAGCTGCTCTTGACCTACGCCTTGTTTTTACATGTTCATCCAACTGTTTTCCTGTGGATTTTCCAGTACTACGCTCTGATCCCGCAAAAGGATTCTTTTTGCGGGACTTGGTTTTTGGTTTTGTTTTAGTTCCCTTACCTGCCTTTGCGCTAAATGGATTTGGTTCTTTTATCTTACGAACTTTACCACCTTGACGGCTCAATCCTTGCGCCTTCAACAACTTGCGATCAGCTTTCTTCAAGCCAATTTTGGCCTTTCTTGCGGCACGTTTTGTTGCTTTAGCGGCTTTCTTTGCAGCTTTCTTTGCAGCTTGTCCTGTTACTTTAGCACCTGTAAGTGCTTTAGACCCTGCAGTTTTTGCACCTCTAGCAAGAGCTTTTGCACCTGTCAAAGCACCTCGGCCAACACCACCACCTAATGGTACTGTAGCAGCTGTTATTGCTGCGTTTGTTGCCCATTCTGCATCAGCAAGATCTCCAGTCAAACCAGCTGCAAGATCAGACATGCTACGAGCTTCAGACATTTGATTCTTTAACCGTTGCTTAAGAGCGGCGCGTTGCGCTGGCGTTCGTAAATTACGAGGAGCCATTCCTTTAGACGGATTTTTACGCCAATCCGCAAATTTCTGAGCGTCAGTTTTTGGTTTAGCTTTTTTCGCTACTTTCTTTGGCTTACTTTTTGTTGAAACTGACTTTGTTGGGGATTTAGTTGAAGGTTTGGTTGGTGCAACACGAGCTAGTGCTGATCCACCGGGGCGTTTTGTGATGGTCACACCTTGCCTAGAAATAGTCTTTCTAGGTTTAGATCCAGCTGAAACATTACGCCGAGCCTGTTCTTTAAGTTTCTCTGCAACTTTACGTTTACGCTCACGTTTTGCTGCTCCAGTCTTTTTGGCCATGTCCATAAGACGTTGACCACCTTTTCTTCGTATTGCCATAAATTTAACCTCCCGGTAATTGTTTAACTACGTTGTTTACCATGTTGTCTTTTTGTAATGGTGTCCTTGAGACTGGTTGCCCTGTCGGACCAAATTGATTTTGCCACGGTTTATAACTCGGCGGTCTTGCCGGTGCTTGGCCTGTTGGACTTGTGCCGGGACTCGGTCCTTGCTGGCCAGACATCACCGCCCTTATGTTTGCGTTGATCCTATTTTGTGGGCTGATCGCTTGCACATTAGATTGCGGTAACATCTGTGGCCCCATCTTCTGAATAGATCGACCACCCGTATCTTGACCCCAGTTGGGATTAGATGGACTACTGCCGTAATTTGCTGGACCACTTGTTTCTATAACATTACCTCTTGGCGCAGGTGCAACAGGTTGATACCAAGGATTTGATGGGCTTTCTGGATAAGTTTGACCCCTAACGGGATCACCACCTACGCTTGTTGTTCCTCCGTAATATCTATTTGGATCATTCTGAACAGTATATCTATCTTCGTATGTCGGAGCATTTGCCCACGGTGCTGATGGACTCCTTGATGCAGCACCACGCCATGCAGAGTGTGTAGTCCAAGGGCCGGGTTGCAAATCTGGCACTTGGCGTTGAGCCATTGGGTGTGACGGACTTGTCATGGGCGGCGACATCTGTATCTGGCGAGCGTGTTCTTGCGCTGCCGCTACTCCTTCTGGTGTGTAAGGATATTCTACTCCTCCTACGTTAGGCATCTGATTTTCCTTGGTATTCTATGTCAAAAAACGGCGTGTCTATTTCTAAATTACCGGGAAGCGATTTGCAACCCGTACCGAGTAAAATTAAAAGAATTACAACTACTTTTTGCATTTTTGAACCACCTCAACTTGCATGGGACCTATCTCTGAACCTTTTGGCAAATAACAATGACCACCATTATGCGGCAGTTTCTTTTCTACAGTAAGTTGTTTCAGTTGGCAGTTGGGAACAATCATCTTGGTTTCCCTGTCTGTCATAAAGAAAGTTGTAGATGTAAGCCCAAGTCGGATAACCCGTGCTTGTCTTCCGCTAATGTAGAGTATCTCATCATTATCAAAATCGCTACCCCAATAAACTAATAAACCTTGTACAAAATTAACTAGAACATCTTTCCCCATCAATGCAGCAAACGCAGCGAGCAGCAGCCAGCCATAATGACCAACTGCTTGCTCTGCTAATCTTTCAAGATTTGCTTGCTCTAGGAGATTGGTCATTCATTAGCCACTTCTTTTTTAGGTTCTTCTTTCTTTTCCAAGCTTGCTGTAAGCTGGCTCATAAAGAAAGCCCTTGCACCCTGAGTTTGCTCAAGACTAAAGCTGATCTGTCGAATCTTGTTCTCCAAGTCAGCTACTTGATTAAGCAAGTTAATCTGCTCCTGTGAGAGATCACTTGCGTTGTGTTCCTCGCCGTTAATAACGACGACCTGCTCTTGTTTTTCTTCTTCTTTTTTAGCCATAGCCAAATTCTGTATTTTTATTTTCTTGAAATTCTTTGAGTTCCCCTAGTCCTGATAGGGCGAGATATTTGATTTGGTATTGATTTCTTTGGTATTGATTTCTTTGGTGTTGACCTTTTTTTAGGTGATTCCTCTCCAAGTACCTTTCGTTTAATTTGTGGATTAAAAAGTTTACCTAAACCAAAATTAATCAAACCTTGAGAACCACCCATAATAGCTGGGACAATTGGAGGAGCTTTACCAAATTTTGGTTTGCGTGGCCGCCGCATATCTTGCAGCTTCTGACCACCCTTTTTTGTCTTAACTCCAAATCTTCTTCTGTTTGCCATAATATTACCCTTCAAGCGTCTTCACCCGCGCACTCAACTCTTGCACCGCCTTGATTAGTGGCATTACCAAGTTGCCATATTTCAGCGACAGCTTGCCGTTAGGCGATTCATTCACCAGATCGAACTCAACACCCGCTTCAGTCATTGCGGTCTGCACATCTTGCGCTATCAAACCAAGCCGCACTGTGTCGTCATCTGCTGGCCGCGCATCTGCTGGCACTGTGACTGTCTCGTAGACGGCATCCGCAGCTTCAACAGCTTCTTTTACCAAACGGCGTTCAATAACTTCTTCAACTGCTGGCGACGCTGGCGTGACAACCCGTGTCTCCGTCCACGCTGCTTTAGCTGCTGTTACCAATCGTTGTTCGGTATATTCCTCAACTGCTGCTTTGGCTAGAACACGTTCAGTAACTTCTTCAACTGCCGGTATAGTAATCGTTTCAGTGACTTCTTCTACCGCTGGAGTAGTAATTGTCTCGGTGACTTCTTCCTGTGCTTCTTGCACAACTACCGTCTCACGCACTTCTTCCTGTGCCTCTTGGACAACGTATTCCTCCATCACCGGACACTTGTGAATCACCTGTTCAGTGACAGCAGCTTTTGCTTCGACGGCTTCTTCAATAACGAATGTTTCCATTACTGGATCGCCGTTTTCATCAACAACGCCGTTGCCGTCATCATCTAGCTTCTGGCGTTCCTCGGTGACTGCATCCTTCGCTTCAACTGCGTGTTCGATAATATTCAAACACGGTGTACCGTCTTCATTAACAACTGGGTGATCGTCGTACAACGGTATGCGTTCGGTGCGAGTGACTGTCTCGGTGGTGACTTTGCGGATGTAGTTATTGCCTTCGCCTTTAACCATCTCCACTTTTTCAACTTCTTCAGTGACTTCAACTTCGTCGTGCTTGTGGCGTTCGCCTTTGATTTCTTCCCGCGCCTCTTGAGTGACACGTTCCTCAGTAATTTCCTCTTGTGCGCGTTGGACAATGCGTGTCTCTGTGCGCTCCGGTTCGGCGTGAACCACAACCCGCGTTTCTGTGCGCTCGGCTTCTGCGTGAACGACCACACGATCTTCATACACTGCATCTTCAGCGGGATGCACGATGTCTTCGTAAACCGCGTCTTCTGCTGGGTGTTCAATCGTTTCCGTAACTGCCTCAACAGCGGCTCGCGCTTCCCTAACAACAACGTCCTCGTAAACTGCGTCAGCAGCTTCTACTGCCTCACTGACAGTTCGTTGTTCTGTTGATTCTTTAAATCTTGCTTCAGAAATTGGATCTGGAAAATCGGCGGGATTTATTCGCTTGTAACTAACTGCTGCTAGTTTATCGATGAAATCCAAACCAACCGTACTCGCCGCTACATCTTTCTTAATGCGACTATCAGATGGCGAAGAAATGGATGTGTCATAACAGTGCAACCCAGAAACGCTGCTGTTACCCAGCATAACAGTGTTGTCGCCTTGACCGACTGCACCATAACCAATAACGACTTCATTGAGAACACTGGTTGTAGTAGCTGCGCGAGTACCTGACCCGATATATACAGATTGAGCCATTTCCTCAACTTCGTCAGATGCGGCTGTACCAGCCGCGTCAAACATACCAGCACGGTATCCAACAGCTACATTATCATCAGAAGTTGTATGAACTAAACCGTGAAGTGCTTCTGATCCAATTGCTACGTTGTTTGCTTCACCACTTGTGGCATCAGCCATAGCATCAAAACCAATAACCACATTGTCAGTTCCGGCAGCAATTTTAGCACCCGCACCTGAACCCATTGCTATATTTCTTGCACCAGTTGCCAACTCCAGTGCCTTGTAACCAACCGCTGTGCAGTTATCTCCAGTATCAGTTGCACTAGCCGCAAGTGTGCTACCCGCTTCGTGACCGATCAGCACGTTCTTTGTGCCGGTGGATACTGCTAGACCGGCATTTCTGCCAATGGCCAAGTTGATTGCCGCATCACTGTTTTGCACAAACAACGCATTGCCACCAATAGCGATATTATAATTTCCTAGATCTTCCCCACCTAGTGCAGATGAACCAATCGCTATGTTGTGGTCGCTGCTACCAGCCAAGTTGTCAGCAGCTTGATAACCAATGGCGACGTTGTAATCGCCATCGTCCATTGCCGCGCCAGCAGACCGTCCGATGAGTACGTTGCCGGGGCCGCTTGTGACTTCCGTGCCAGCCAAGTAACCAATGCAAACATTGTTATTGCCGGCCATTGCTGCATCACCGGCATTTGTGCCAAGACAAGTGTTTCCAGTACCCGTGCCACCCGCAAAAGCGGCGTGACCAACAGCCACGTTGGAAGTTCCGCTGACTACTGCGCTACCCGCCAGATAACCAACCAACGTGTTCTCCGTGCCATTGGTGATTGATGCGCCAGCGGTATGACCAATTGCCAAATTGATCGCCGAAGCGTTTTGTGCAGTGAGTGCCTGTTCACCAATAGCAATACAGGCATCTGAACCAGCTATGTCTGAGCCGAGTGCATGCGCCCCAATAGCGATGTTATAATGTTCACCGCCATTGCATCCGTCTAACGCACCGTGACCAATAGCTATGTTATTTTGATTGTCTGTGAGGTTCGCACCGGCATCCGTTCCAATGACAATATTCCTAGCACCAGTAGATAAATCATAACCCGCGCCATAACCGAGTGCTACGTTGTTGCAGCCTTGAACGGCGGTATCGCCAGCATCAGTTAGATTGCCGCCACCAAGCGCGTTGTG